CCCACATGTCGGTGGCGAAGCGAGAGTTCCTTAAGGCTCTGAGACGCTGGAAGGCGACATTCCCCAGTACTTCGGCAAATTACATAAACAGCCGAAAGAACGCAGGAAGTGTCGGTGCCTTACTACAGCACCCTCGAGTCAATGAACTACGCACCCCGGGTGGGTTCCTAAATGAAAGACAGGAACCTAGAACTAGCGAGAACGAACACAGAGAGCATGAGTTGGAGGACGTGACACCGAACGAAAAATCATTCACTTTTCACTGGAGAATCCTCTGGGAGACTTGTCTAGAAATAGCGAAGGAAGAACCCAATACGGCAATCCCACTCGGTTTAGCCGAGGCCTTAAAGACCAGGGTAATCACGAAGGGGCCGCCGTTCCGGACGTTCGTCCTTACGCACATTCAAAAAGAATTGCACGCGATAATGCGAGAGATGCCCTGTTTTGCCTTGATCGGTAGCCCTACCGGACTCAAGGCTCAGTTATCTGACTATGTAGCCGAACAGCTACATATCGATCATCTGCCCCTCAGGGAGGGTGAGGAGATCATCTCAGGTGACTACGCACGAGCCACAGACACGATCCACAGCTGGGCGTCAAACGCCGCAGTGAATGCAGTGTGTAAGTGGCTGGGTTATCCCCAAGACGTCGCAAATCTTTTCAAAGAAAGTCTCACAGGACACACTTTAGAATACCAGGGAAACTCAGCAAAGCAGACCAAAGGACAATTGATGGGTTCAATCACATCATTCGTCATCCTCTGTATAATCAATGCAGCTATCACACGCTATGCTTATGAACAAGCAACGGGTGAACGAATAAGCCTAAACAGCATTCCAGCCGCCTTCAATGGCGACGACGTAATCATTCGAGGCAATCGAAAGATACGTGACAGTTGGAGATCGCTGATCGGCAAGGTCGGTCTAGAAGAAAGTCTCGGGAAAACGTTCTATTCCCGCGAATTCTGTCAGATCAACTCGACAGATTTCGTCATAGACGGCTCAAAGGTCACAGAGGTGCCTTTTATTAACATGGGTCTGCTCACGGGGCAGAAGAGGTCTGGAGGGAACATTAGTCTCTACGACCAGGATACCGACCAAACATTCGGTGCCGCGTACCGTGAAATAATGAGGACCACGCCCACAGAAATGAAGAAAGGAGTACACAGGCTGTTTAAAGAACGAAACGGCGAGCAACTACGAAAATTCAACATCCCTTGGTACATTCCCGAATGGCTCGGAGGCTACGGACTCGAAGGTTACAAGGAACCCGATGAGATGGATCGACGCAAGGCCAAAATGATTTTATTCAATTGGCGCAAGGAACGACCATACCCTCTCGGGACCAACCCTGCCATTTGGAAGACCTGGGAACTCGCGAAGAAGCGATTACCAGAACCCTTCCTAGTAGACAGAAAAACCGAAGGAGTCGAAGCCTACGAACGTGCCGCGGAACTGCAGGCCTTGAATCTCATC